GCTAAACCTTCTTTGTTGTTTGCATTAAATATACCACAGTCATATTCTTTGAATCTATAGGTTCCTTTAGGAAGACTAAATAAATACGAGTTTCCGCCGCGATCTCTTTTTTTTATATAAAAAATAATCAAAGTTTAACAAACAATTAAAAGGTAAAAACTATCATGATGTTAAAAGATTTAGTACTGATATATGGATATGACATGTCTGTTATTAGTCGTTGGCAAACGGAAGGATTAGACCTATCCGCACCAGATGCCGATGTTTTTAAGTGGGTAGTAGAGAATAAAATCACACCACTGCGTAAGAGCGACCCAGCACTGAAAAGTGAAAAACTACGCGAAGAAATCCGACTCACTAAAGCCCGTGCCGACCAACAAGAAATTGAAACTAAACTGACCATTGGTGAAGTAGTTTATGTAAATGAAGTGGCTGATGAACTGGCTGCATATTGTTCACGTATACGTCAATCATTCCGTACTCTACCAGTACAGGCATATATGGAACTATCAAAGGTTGGCGACGATGGCATGGCTATTAAAAACAAACTACAAGAATATATAGATGATAAATTATTAGAACTAGGTGATTTCAAATATGAAGAACGATTTAACAACGAAACTAACGAAGATATTCAATCAGGCGAATCAGGCGATAATTCCGCCTCGCAAGATCCTTCCGAGTGAATGGACCGAAGAGAATATTAAATTCGTGTCGGGGCCAATGAATGGAAGTCCCGTACGCTTATTTCCCTTCCAACGCGATCCCCTCGATATAATTGTTAATCCAAGTATCCGTAAAACGGTATTTGTTTCTAGTGCTCAGATCCTCAAGACTTCAATACTGACATATGCATCTTACTATCTGATGCATAATAACCCATCGAATATGTTACATGCTTCAATCACTGGTGAGATGAAGAAGAAATATAAAACGGGTGTATTTGAACAAGGTATCAAACAGTGTTCAGTACTAGATAATTTAGTGACACGCAAGACCGATAAGAACGCCGTGAACGACCAGAACCAGATCGAGATGAAAGATGGTACTATGATTTACTTTGCCTCGTTGGGTGCACCAGCTACGCTACGTAGTGTCACTACAAAGTATCTATTCCTCGATGAGATATCGGGAGCAGTAGAAACTGATGAGGGCGATCCGATTGCACTGGCTAATCAGCGTCGGTGCATCGTTTGCCGATAGTCTGATTATGAGTGCATCAACGCCAGTACATCCAACAGATCCCGTAATGGTTGAATGGTCTAAGAGTGATCAGCGTAAGTATTTTGTACCGTGTCCACACTGTAAACATGAACATGAAATTGTATGGGCTAACGTTCGATTCACCTGGACTGTAGATCCTAAGAACGGTAAGAAGATTGCCGTATCAAAGGGTGCAAAACTGCATTGTCCTAAGTGTGATAAACCATTCACCGAAGCACAACGACATACTGCCGTAGCTAATGGGCGATGGATTGCGACACGTCCCGAAGTAACAGACTATGCAGGCTTCCATATATCACGTCTTTACAGTCCACTAACTACTATCGAAAAGATTGTACAAGATTTTAGTGATAGCTTTGCAAACTTTGACCTTCAAACTTTTTATAATACATCATTACGGTTTACCATATGAAGATGAAGCAAATAAACAAATCGATTTAACTATTTTAGAGAACCTAAGAGATTTTGATTTTGATATTAAAAATATCCCCGATGATGTTATCCGGAATTTTCACAGGCAGCGATCAACAATTAGATAGGATCGAGACTACTACATTAGGTATTACTGACAATAAGAAGAAGGTTTATGTATTAGATCATCGTATATTCAGTGCCGTAGATACTACTAAAGTAGAATCACCAGCATATGAAGAATTGGCACGTTATCTAAAGTATCCATTCAAGACTGTATCAGGTAAGCCATTACGTAATTTTGGTAACTTCATAGACTCAGGTAACGGTAACGCTACACATACAATCTATCGTATCTGTAATAAGTACAATGCATATGGCGAGAAACTACTAAGACCAATTAAAGGTAATGGTACACAGGAGTTATTCAAGAAAAGTAAAGCTGGTGGTAAAGAACTAATCATACTTAATAGTTGTGAAAGTAAAAATACAATTATGAAGTTAGTACAACAGGCAATACATGATGAAGCCGGATCATTCGGTACTAATATCTATTTCAGTGGTAATCTACCCGACGATTATTTCATTCAGTTGACCAGTGAGAAACGAGTATTCAAAGGTGGTCGCTATGTATGGGAGAAAAAGAGTAAGAGCAATCTAGACCGTAACGAAATGTTAGATTGTCTTGCGTATGCTTTAGTAGCAATTGAGTGGCGTTTAAGTACATTAGGTAATAATCCATTTGCCGAACTACGTATATATGATGCAAATCAACGCAAAAAGATAGAAGATAAAAAAGATATAGATACTTCAGAAGTAAATATAGATGAAGATAAATATATAGAACAACCAGTGCATGCACGTAAGAAGTTTGGTTTTGTACAAACTAAGAGTACTGGTAAGAACTATTTCAAACGTTAAGGAAATATATATGACAATAGAGAACAAAGTAGATTTTTCACAAGATATCTACATTGGTGATAATATTGTACCTACTTTCGGTGACGGTTCATCTATTGAAATCATTAGTAGTAAGGGCAACAAATATAATTATTCGTTCCCTTACTCACCTATTGATACTTCTAGCTGGCCTCAAGGAATGTATACAGTTATTATTACTGATAAGACACGTAGTGTTAAACAGTTTAATGTGATTGATCCACTAGAAGCAGCGAGTACTTACAACCAAATCATCGATATTATTAAAGATATTGATAATGTAATTGATGCACGTCTACAGAATGGTGGTGTATATCAGACATCGATTAATAATAAATCACTTATGAGTGAAACACTTGCACAATTATATGCAATGCGTGCAAATTATATTAAACGTGCAAATGCCGAACTAGCAAAAATGAAAAATACTGTACCTGATAATCCTATCAAGTCTATTACATTTTTTAATCGAGGTAGAAAATAATGTGGAATCCATTTAAGAAAAATAAAGAAGTACCAATTAAAGTACAGCCTCCTAAACCAGCACAGGTACGTCAGAAGTTAATCAATAACGGTACTATGAAGCGTGAACTAAATGCTATCCGTACTAATAGTGCAGTACGTAGTGCTTTAGGTCTAGGTGCATCATATACTGGCTTAGATATTAATGCCGTAATTAACCAACAGCTTCCAGCACTGATGATCGAAAGTCGTGATTTGGCACTTAATAACCCAATTGCTAAAAAGTATTTTACCGAAAGTGCGAATGCCGTAGCAGGTAGTGAAGGTCTATATCTACGCCCAGACTTACATCTATTTGAAAATGAGCAAGATAATATTGATATGTCACAAAAACTTGAAGAACGTTTTTATGCATGGTCTGAAAATCCCGAAGTATTTGATGTACGTGGTGAATTAGATTTCAGTACTTTCCAAAATTTACTTGAATTAGAACGCTCAATCAATGGTGAAGCCTTTGTACGTATTCATACTATCAATGGTCAACTACGTATTGAACTAATTGAAGCAGTACGTGTACCAGTTAATAATAATCAATTCTTTGATGATGGTCGTTATATTAGTAATCGGTATCGAATTTAATCAATTTGGTAAACCGATTGCATATTATTTCATGCATAAGAATCCATTAAACTATACTTACGATTATGCACTACCAGAGCGTGTACCAGCAGATGAAGTACTGCATTATTTCGTACCACAGTTTGCAAATCAGCAACGTGGTCTACCTGATATTATCCACACTAAAGAATTGCTAAAAGAATTAGATAGTTTCTTAGAGGCTTCATTAGTTACTAAGAAAATTGGTTCGGCGTTCATGGGCTTTATCGAAAATGATGTATCTAATAATGACGATACAGATATTAATGCAACTCCCGGTACTCAATTCTTCGAAACCGAAGTAATGGAACCTGGTGCAATTGTCGAACTACAACCAGGTCAACGTGTAAAAGACCTAAAACCTAGTGCTGCAACAGATGGTATTAGTGAATATGTAGATCAACAAATGACATTAATTAGTATGGGATTAGGTATTACTAAGCAAACTTTAACAGGTGATACATCTAATGCTTCCTATAGTGCCGCTCGTTTGAGTGAGAAAATCCAGCAAAATACATTTCAAGTACGTACTAACCAACTAAAAGTAAAAGTATTAAAACCACTTTATAAGTTATGGATGCGTTTAGAATTACTAAATAATAGTGATTCATTAGGGTTACGTTTTAGTGATTTTGACAAACTATTATCAGTACAGATTTACGGTCAACGTAAAATCAGTTTAGACCCATTGAAAGATGCACAATACGAAATTCTTATGCTACAAAATGGTCTTAAGAGCAAGGCAGAAATTATTGCCGAGACGCGGTCGTGACCCGGCCGTTGTATTATTACAGGTTGAAAAGGAAAAACAACAAAACAAGGAAGTAAATATAGATGAGCAATCAAATAAAACTGGAAGCGATGAAACAGACGCGTGAAATTAATATTCAAAGTATTAATAATTCTATTGATGATGATTCACGCGTAGTAGAAATTGCCTTTATGTCAGAGCAACCCGTAGAACGTGAAATCAACGGACAAATCTACAATGAAATTCTTGTTACTACTCCTGATAGCGTAGACCTTACTCGACTAAATACAGGTGCACCACTCCTATATAATCACAATATGGATTGGTTAATCGGTGTAGTCGAGAATGCTCGAATTGATTCAGACCGCGTAGGACGTGCAAGCGTCCGTTTTAGTGCTACTGGATTTGCAGATCAGAAGTATCAACAAGTAAAAGAAGGCGTACTAACTAAAGTATCTTTCGGTTATAACATTCGTGATTATTATTTTGAAGGTAATAATCTAATGGTAACTAAGATCGAACCATATGAATTAAGTATGGTTAGTTGTCCTGCCGACAATAAAGTAGGTGTTGGTCGAAGCATAAATAAAAATAGTGAACAACTTAAGGAAATTGTCATGGACGAAGAAAATAAAGTTGAACGCGAAGAAGTTGAAGCAGTAGAAACCGAAGAAAAAGCGGTTGAAGTTGAAGAAACAGAAGTGCGTGAAATTGAATCTGAATCTAAAGAAGATGAAGAAAAAGAAGAACTACCAGAAGAACGCGAACTAGAAGAAGCTAAACGCTCACTTGATAAAGCTCGTCGTAAAATGGAAGTTGAAAAAGAACTAAATAACATTAATGCAGAATTGAAAGCAATTGAAGATGCTAAAGCTGAAGAATTGAATCAATCCCGTATTCGTGAAATTGAAAGTATTGCTAAAGTTTTTAATATTGACAGTACTAAAGCAATAAATAATAACGTAAGCGTCGAAGATTTTAAACGTGAAATCGAGACACAAAAACATAATAAACTTAATATTAAGGAAGACAAAATGACTCAACAAGTCCGTACTATCGAAGCACTAGCTAAAGCAATTAAAGGTGATAAATCCGCTCTAGAAAATCTAGAACAAGGTCAACGTGGTTTTACCCTACAAGCTGGTGAACTAGCACAAGCTCGTGCAAATACCACTACTGTTACCGCAGCAGGTGCAATTCAAACTAACTATGCAGATGATTTTATCCAACCACTACTTCCAGATTCAATCCTAGGTCGTATGGGTGTTAAAGTTTATTCTGGTATGAATAACCGTGAATTTACTATTCCACGTCTAACTGGTATCGATTCTAAAGCATCCTTCAAATTCTATGAAGAAGGTCAGGCGATTGAAGAATCTGTAGTTTCGATGGACCAGATCGTGATGCGTCCTAGATTATTTGCCCGGATCTATTCCACTAACCCGTAGTCTAATCCTATCTAGTCCTAATATCGAACGTTACATCACCGATATTCTACTAGAAAACGTAGCTGTTTCTCTAGAAAAAGCAGTAGTTGATGTTGTTGAAGCACAAGCTACTAAAGTAGAAACCGCAGCTTCTGGTGTTATTGCAGATTCCGATATCGAAGCAGCATTTTCAAAACTACTAACTGCTAACGTTAAATCCCGTGATTGTATCGCTATCGTTTCACCGACCATGTATGCGAAATTGCGTCAGACTCCTTTCCTCTCGAATGTTGCTGGTGTTGCACTAGCTGAAGGTATGCGTTTTGCTGATACTCAATGGTTGCTAGATGAAATGCCACTTCACGTCAGCACTATGGTAGCTGATGATACTATCCTAATGGGTGATTTTAGCTTTGTAACTATCGCAAATTGGGTAGGATCTTCTGTAGATTACGATGATACGACATATCGTTCTAGTTTAGGCGTGTGCATTAGAAATTATCACTACCTAGATGTGGTACAGACTCATCCAGAAGCAGTAGTACAACTTTCTATCAAGGCGTAATAAACTATGAGAGCATTCACTATTAACCAATCACAGGTTTTTTTGGATGCTTTCGGTCAAAGTATAATTTTAGAAGGCGGGGTGACGTTTGATGCTATAGTCGAGCGTCGCCCCGTTGTCGTTGAATCGTCTGATGGATTAGTTGAACGGCTTCGAATTATATTTTACCGCAAGGCGTGATCCAAATATAACCATAGGCTCGCATATATTCTTAGTACTGGATGATTCAGAAGCAACGGTACTACCACTACTTTATAATTTGTATGTAGTTTATAACATCGAAGATGATCTATCGGGTATGGTAAACTATTACTTCAGAAAGGAATATTAATTATGAAACTCATAGAACAAGTAAAGAAATCAGTACTGAAAGTTATTAATGATATTAGTCCTGTTACCGAACGTAAAACTGTAGGCGTAGGTAGTAGTATTTTTCAAATGGTGTCTTTTGTCTATAATCTAGAAAGTGCTAATTATAGTGGTAATTCTCGTTTACGTGGTAACTTCACTATCGATTTTCTAATGGTTCCCCCACCTGGCACTACGGCAACTATTGGATATGATGAAGTTGTAACACAATTTCAAAATACATATTCGCCAATATTCAAAGATGCAGGTATTAACGTTCTATGGGTTAATTATGAAAATGCATCTTCTAATGAAGATAAAACAATGGGCGGTGTTAGTACCTTATTGTTTAGACTAAATATTGAAGCAATAGAAAAACGACAATAAGGATTTTATTATGGCATATGATATTTTTAGTGGTAATAATGTACGCGTGTTTTATAACAGCGATACATCTAATACTGCAACCGCTTCAACCGGAAACGTTGAAATCGATGAATTAGCATCTTTCCCTACTTTCAGTACTAGTAATGACGTATCAAAAATTGAAGTATATGATAATGAATATAGTGAATCAATGGCTGGTCAGATTACTATTGATCCCGTAGATATTACTGTTAATTATCTACCTGATTCAAAATCACATCAATTCTTAGATAATAAAGTTGATACTCAAGAAGAATTCCAGATTACAGTACACTACGTTGATGAAGGTGGTAATATTGAAATCGTTATTCTAAATGGTACATTGGCATCACGTAATATTAGAGGTAATAAAGATGCAGTAGTAACTGCTTCATATCAATTCATTCCACAAGCTATTGTAGCAGTTGGTTCCCGTACTTCTCCAAATGTATTATATCGTGGGGATTATGGTGTAGGTAGTGATGGTAGTACTGACTTCCCCCAATATTCGGCAACCAATCCAGGTGGTAATAGCTTTATTAAAATGCCAGCTTCCAGTACTGGTAACCCAGCAGGGGTAGATATATATGGTATTGGTTTAGTAGATGCAGGTAATACATCAAAACTACTAATGACAGAAACAGGTGAACTACGCCTATACGCACAGAATCAGACTTCAGGATGGCAACGTATCTATACTGGTAATGAAATGGATAGTCGATATCTAAATGCAGCAGATAACCTATCGGATTTGACTGATAAAGCAGCAGCACAAACTAACCTTAATGTATACAGTAAAGAAGCTGGTGATCTTCGTTATCTACGTCAATCAAATAATCTAAGTGATCTTACTGATAAAGCAGTATCACGTACTAACTTAGGTTTGGGTAATTCGGCAATTCTAAACACTGGTACAGCAGGGAATACAGTTGTAACCTTTAACAGTAATGGTACATGGTCCGGTACTCAAAATTTCTTATATGCAAACTTTAAGAGTACAGCAGCTACACCACTTAAAATTGAAAGTGCAAACCCAACTATTATGTTTGCCGAAACAGATGCAGGTAGTACACAGTATGTAATGGTTAATGACAAAACATCATTCCGTATTCATGAAACTAATACAGGTGGTCCGAACGTTTTTGATTATGACAGTGCACGTAAGAATGTAAGACTACCAGCACTTGTATTAACATCTGCTCTTGCAATTAGTGAAGGTGGCACACGGTGCAACAAATAGCGAAGGTGCACGTAAAAACATTTCTGCATTTTATGAGAACCGAAACTCTATCGGTACTGAAACTAATCTAAATGATATTACAGGTCTACAAAGTGGTTTGTATTTTCAAGTATATTCAGCACAGGCAACTACAGCAAAGAATTACCCAACTAATCAGGCTGGTTGTTTGCAGGTATTCCAGACGGCAGCAGGATCTATTGATGGGTGTGTACAGGTATATCGTGCATTTAATACACCTCGTGCATGGACTCGTACTTTGACAAGTGGTACATGGTCTAATTGGGTAGAAGACTTTACATCTCAATCAATTATTGGTTTAGGTAATGGCGGTACTGGAAGTAATACAGTAGCTGGTGCGAAAATTAATTTACAGATTAACCGTTTAACGCAAGGTGCATCATATACCGATTTAATGAGCAACAATAATACAACACGTTTACGTATTCAAGATAATAACGTGTGGGGTGGTAGTGACGGTACTAATTGGATTGCATTAGGTGTAGCACAGGGCGGTACACGGTGCATTAAATGCCGCCGACGCTCGCACTAATTTAGGATTGGGTACTGGTCAGGCTGTAACCTTTAATGGTCTAACTACTACTGGTAGTGGTATGTTTGCACGTGGTGCAAGCTCAATTGGTGCAACTATTACATCACAATCTTTAGATCCTGTAACTAGTGATGTAGTAGGTCAGGCAGAATTTAGATCGGATAATGCTGGTACTGTACAAATTATTAACCGTGCAGTAAACGGTGCAACTGATACACAATTCTACAACTTTAACCGCGACGGTACATTTAGTGCACCACAAGGTTATGTAACTGGTACTGGTAATGATTGGGGTGCACAAACAGGTATTATTAACCGTTCACGCTTTATTGCTGGTTCAGTAAATGGCCCAGATGCAGAAAATAGTATGGTTTATGGTGGTATTCATGTAGGCTTTAGTGGTAATTACGGATTCCAAATTGCAGGTCGTAATGGTAAAACATATACTCGCAGTATTGAGGGTGGTACGCATGGTAACTGGATTAAACTATTAAATCCTGGTGATTATGGATTAGGAAGTAATAATACTACAATTTATCCTACTGATAGCTCATGCCAGTTTATCAGTGATTCAAATGCGTCAAATGGTTGGACACCTTCAAATGGTGCTGGTATTCAAAGTTCATACGGTGTTGCACGTATGGCCCAAATTTGGGTAGATAATGCTGGTCGTTTGTGTAGTCGTTTTAATACTACAACTACAGCACAAGCAACAAATGATGATGTTCCGTGGTATAGAGTTGCCGTTACTAACGGTGTTAATGATTTTACTGAAACTACTTCATTTACTGGTAAAATTTCTAATAGTGCAGCTAAACCATTTAATATTAGTTCAAGTAATCCAACCTTACAATTTACCGAAGAAGATTTAGATTCTAAATATCTTTTTGTAGCTGATGGTGGCAACTTCCGTTTGAATTTAGATAATACTGGTGCTGGTCGTGTTTTTGAATATACCAGAACAACTAATCTACTAACATTCAGTCCCAATGTAACATTTACAGGTACACCAACTTTCAATTATCGTATTAAATCTGATAGTGGTATTGATTGTACAGGTAATATTGATATCACTCGTGATACATATACCAGTTTATCAATGACTACTACTGCTAAAGGTGATGCGACAGTTGGTACACGTAACGTATTTGAAGTATCTCCCGATGGTGCATTATATGTAGCACGTCGTAATAATGCTAACAGTACTGGACAATGGATCATTAACTTTCCTACAGCGGCGGGTACACTTGCATTAAGTGGAACATCTGACATTAACTATAAACATGATGTTAAAGATTTTGATGGTGAAATATCTTTAAATAATATTCGCCAGTTTAATCCGGTAACATTTATCTATAATGAAGATAATCAGTCTCGTGTTCGTCGTGGTGTTATTGCACAACAAATTGAAGAAATCGATAATCAATATGTTAAGCATACATTCGAAGAAACTGGTGATTTTGATAAAGAAGGTAATCCAGTTAAACGTGAACGTTGTGTACTTGATAATAACGTCATTATGATGGATAGTGTTATTTCTATTAAACTTCTTGCGGATAAAAATGCAGCTTTAGAAGAAGAAGTATCAGTACTAAATACTAAGTTGGAAGATCAACAGAAACAAATTGATGAATTAATGGCAGTTGTACAAAGTCTATTACCAAATCGATAAATAAATATACACGGGTACATGATATATATATGTACCTGTTCACTTAATAACTTAAATCTATATAAGGAAATAAAAAATGGCATTTGATATTTTTGCTGGTGCTAACGTCACCGTTGAAGTTGGCACATATACCGCAGGTTCTACCACTCCTGCAACTGATTTCGAAATTATCCCAGAACTAGGTGCATTCCCAACTATGGGTGCAGAAAGCGTAGTAATTGATGTAGTCACTTTTAATAGTGCTTACAACCGTAAACTACTTGGTACTAAATCAGTACCAGATATCCCACTAACTGTAAACTATCTACCAGATAACGCAGTACATACAAAACTACTTGCACTAGCCGAAGATCAAAAACGTGCACAGTTCAAGATCACATATTACACCGACGGTACACATGACGAAGGTTACTATGCAATTTATAATGCATTTATTTCTTCTTCTACCACTGGTGGCGATAAAGACGCGGTAGTGGTGAGGGAATTTGTGTTATCAGTAGACGGCGGTCCACTAGCTACTGGTCTAGTAGAATAATTATAATTATAAATACTTTTACTTGGGGGATCTATTCCCCCGTTTCACTATAAGGAATTAATCCAATGAATATTGATATGTTACGTAAAGCACTCAGTCCTAAACTAGTAAAAATTGAAGTTGAAGGAGTAGAACTATATATCCACAGACCTACCCTAAAGACTACCCCCGAATGTACATCTATCGAGAAAGTATTAGTACATTGTGTCAAAGATGAAAATGGTAATCCAGTATTCTCTGATTCAGGTCTAATTGATCTTATTGATGTTAATGAAATCGATAAATTGTTTGCCGAACAAATTTATATGAAAGTTCTTGGATTAATTACTGTAGAAGATGCAGTAGACAGTACTGAAAAAAAATAAGAACGGATCATCACCTGCGTTTTACTCTTAAAATGATACATAAACGCGGGTTATCCCTCGATGATATTAAAAATATAGATCCCGACTTATTCGAAGCATTGTTAGTATATGATACTTTGATTGAGCCGAACGGGGCTAGAATTGAAATGATCAAATATGCCAACCTTTGCCATACTTTACTTTTGACATCTCAGAGTCTATCTAAGGAAGGTCGCAATAAAGCAAAACTTAGTGATTGGGATTTTCTTGATATTATCGGTGATGATTCGTTAACTGCTAGGGAAAAAGTAGAGAAACGAAAAGAACAAGAAATGTTAAATCATAAAGAATCCGTTAAACGAATGGGTGAAATGATTAAACAACAGGTTCTCAAAGATAAGGAAAAAGCAAAAAATGGCAAGAAATAAAAAGAATTCAGTAGGGATCACATTAGATGCAGATACTACTGGATTTACTAAAGGTGTAAACGAAGCCCAAAGTAAATTAGAAAGTTTTGGTAAGCAGGCTGGCGGGATGGCTTCCGGTCCCCTTAATAGTTTTGCTGGTGGTGTAGGTAGACTTGCATCACCTATTGGTGCGGCAACAGTTGCAGTAGGTGGTTTAGTAGCAGTGATGAATAATCTATCATCTGCGTCAGCTAAAGCATTTGAAGTATTTCAATCGGCATCACTTAGTCAGATGTCAATTAAACAAGTACAACAGATGGCTAAAATGTATCAAGAAGTAGGTTTGACTATGGAACAAATAGCCGACCAACGGAAAAGATATAAAGGATCGCTTAGGAGATGCATTAACTAATCAGGCTGGTTCGATGTTCACTGATGTTATTCAACCATTGAAATTGAATATATTCGAATTACAAAAAATGGCAGATGCAGGTGAAGATGTATATGCAAAAATATACTACGCAGCAAAGGCACAAGGTTTAAGTACATCCCAAATTGTTAACATGTTTGAAACGATGGGTAACGACGCAACTAAACGTTTAACAGTACTGAAAGATTTTAATAGTGAGCAAGAATATCAAAATAAACTCGGTAAGCAGGTAGTAGAATTAACTGATGAACAAAGTGATGCATTCAGACGTTATAAAAAAGAAACTGATGAGATGGCCTCAGCTTGGGAAAAATGGAAGAATAACCAATTAGCACCAATAGCCGCATCACTCGCAGGTATTCTAAAAACTATTAATGAGATTAACTCAATTCAACCAGATACACCAAATCTATTAAACGTTCCAGGTAAAGCAGAGAATATTAGAGATTCACATAGACGACGTATTATCAATGCAAAAATGAATAGTGGTAAAACACTATCGGCAGATGATCAGGCGTTCTATGATGCTAATATGGACCCTAACAAGAAAACAACTAAACCAGAAGCAACTAAACCAGTTATTCCAGATGGTTCATCTCAGGAAGTTTTGAATAAAGGCTTACTTCAATTCCAAAGTGAGAAACAGAAGATTATTAATGAAACCGCATTAGCTAAATCTCAATATGAACAATTAAAATCTGAAATTGGTAAATCACTTGATACTGCATATGGTGGTGATAAGTCTAAACAGGCAGAGGCATATAAACAATTAGACGAAGGTTACAAAGAGCGTTTAGAACAGATTAATAAGTCAACTACTACGGCATCAAATAAACGCAATAAAGATGCAGAATCAGCCGCCCGAAAAGCAGAAGCAGCAGCGAAGAAACATAATGATGAACTATTGAAAGCCCAGGAAAAATGGGAAAAATCAATGAGTGAATTAGCTTCCAGTACTGCCGATTATCGCATTAAACAACATGATCGCCAGATGGCAGAATTGAAGAAATCTATTCAGGAAAGCGGTAAAGCACTTGGAAAATCAGTTGATGAAATTAATGCTAAAGTGAAAGAAGCAGAAGCTACTGCTAATCGTATCCGTGGTGAAATGTATAATTCGGCTATTGGTTATGAAGATCCAAATAAAGATTTAAAAGATGTCACTAGTGCTATTGGTGATTTTGGTAGTCTTAATCAGGATCAAAGTACTTTCTTACAAAATGCACAAGATGACCGTTTAGGATTCAGTGCTAATCCATTTATGGTAGATAGAACCGAACAACTTAGACAGGAATTAGAGCAACGCAAGAAACTAGAACTAGAATTAAATGATGCATTAGTACAAAGCACCGAAGAACGCGTAAGACGTCAAGCGGCAATTGAAGCACAATTTAATACGGCAGAAATGGCACTAATGCAACAAAATACACAAGCAAAACTAACAATGATAGGTGGTATGGCTGGTGATGTAGGTAGTATTCTTTCTGGTGTTCTAGGTGAAAGTAATGCGGCATCTAAGGCGGCGTTTGCAGTACAGAAAGGTATTGCAATGGCCCAGATCATGATGAACATGCAAGTTGCACTATCACAGGCTTTAGCAACACCATTCCCCGCTAGTATCGCGGCATATGCACAGATACTTTCTATGGGTGCACAACTTGTCAGTACTGCTAAAGGTACTAATATACAAGGACAAGCCCATAGTGGAATTGAAGAAGTTCCAGGATCATTAGGCAAGGACAGTACATGGATTCTACAAGCTGGTGAACGTGTAGTATCCCGTGGTCAGAATAAGCAGTTGCAACAATTCTTAGATAATCAAGATTCATCCAGTACTGGCGGTGGTGATATCACAGTTAACGCCCCACTAATCGTACAAGGTGATGTATCTGGTGATGATAAGAAGTTTCAAGAAATGCTCAAGAAACACAGTCAAAGTGTCAATCAGGCTGTTAGAGACGCACAAAAACGTACATCTTAATTACAAAGGCTGCCTTATGGTGGCCTTTATTACTAATAAATACTTTAAACTTATAAGAGGTTATTTTATGGCTATTACATTTTCAACAGGTATTAAAGTATCAGATTTTACTTTAATCGACAAAGCACCACAATATTCAAATACTACTTGGACTGGTGCACTCATTCAGCGTAGTACAGGTGTACAATGGTTCGAATATCAATTTGCACTAAATTTCAATCCATCCGATTTACTAGAAGTACAATCATTCATTGCACAATATCAACAAGGTAAAGCCTTTGAAATGTCAATGGGCCATCTATCACAGTACAGAGGTAAACAAACTGGTGCACTGGCTGTTAAGACAGCAGTATCCCGTGGTATCTACAAATTTCAAACTACGGCAACTAATAAATTAGAAATAGGTTCTTTGATTCAATTCCGCAATCATAAGAAACTATACAAGGTAATTGCAAATGACGGAACTAACGTTTCTATCTTCCCTGCATTACAGGCAAATATTCAAGCCAATGAAGCTGTACAGTACAATGCATTGTTAATCGAAGGAACACTACTACCAGATAATGAATATCAAATTACCAGTACTAATATCATGAAAGTACAATTTAAGTGCAAAGAGGTAGTAAGATGATCACCGATGATATTCTATCAAATAAAGATTTAGTTGATTACTTTAATCTATGCCGTGGTACATCTAAGACTAAATTGACAGTTACCGATCTATTCTCAATTGGTGTACATGTACGTTGTTTTGATGTTCTACCAGTTGCAATTGATCCTATCTTTTTCAATGATGGACTAATTGACCTTAATATAGCTGGTAAGAATTATGTTGCATTCCCCGACCTAGTTACCGATTCACTACCTTCATTCAGTGAAGAAAAACAAATTGCCAATACTTCTGTTACATTTATAGTAAGTAATGTAAATCAGTCCATGTATATTTTAGCAATGGGTGGTGCATTTAAAGATGCAAAGGTAAATATCTATGTGACCATTCTTAATCCGGCAACTGGTGCAGTACTGCTAAATGATTTGATGTACAGTGGATTCATTGATTATTGTGAAACTACAATTAACCCAATGGACCAGAAAAACGAAATGACCGTAAATGTAAATAGTGTATATAAACAATTAGATCTACAGACACGTACTATTGCAGCTAATGCCGTATATCAAAGCTATTATCCTGGTGATGCATATGTATCATTACTTGGTGTAGTTAATAGTGGTCAAACGTGGAAATACAAATAAGGAAATAATATGGATTTATACGATATTTGCAGTACTGCATTGAATACGCCATATGAGATGGGTAGCAATGATTGCAATATCCTGTGTTTAAGAGTTTTAGATCTACGTGCTGGTACTGATTGGGCTAAGATTGCTCAATACAGTACAGTACTAGAAGGTTATAAACAACTCAAGGATTTAGGATATAACAGTACACAAGAAATTATTTTAGAATATGCCGATGAAGTAGAATTTATTATTGATGGCGATATTTGGCTAGATGAAGAAAATCCATTACTAATGGGTGTAGTGTTTAGCGACCGTCTACTAGGTGTAGATGAAGATCATACAAAGTTTAATTTAATTCCATTTAAAGATGGAAAATACTATAGAGTGAGGAAAGCATAATGGGCGGCAAAGGCGGCGGTTTTTTTAGTGCGATTATAACGGCAGTAGCTGTATTTGCGGCAGCTTGGACTGGTGGGGCAAGTTTATACGTAGCGGCAGCATGGGGTGCAGCAGCGGGTGCACTTACTTTCATTGCATCAAGTCAATTAACGGCATTGGGGGTAACTGGTTATGACGATGCAGCTACTAGTATAAGTCGAAGTACATCGCCAGTAAGCGGTATTCCAGTTCTATTAGGACGGTGAACTACCACATAAAGACAGTTCAAATAGTGGTTCATTCATGATGTGCCGGATCAATAATCCCCTGGTGGAATATCAAGGATGATAATAGTCAGTATCTATTCACCGAACATCTAGTAGCAATGGGTGGTACAGAAAAATATATCGAGCAATTATATATTGACGATGAACCGATCCTAAACGTACCAATTACGGCAGATGGTAAAGTTGAAAGCTGGATGATTAAATCTAAATATCAACCATACCTACAACTAGAAGTACGTTTTGGTGGTACTTACAGTGGTTCTAAATCACTTCCATTACAGTATGGCGGATCTCGTTGGAATAATAATTTTAAAGGTAATGGTGTAGTTTCTATTTCTTGTGTAATTAAGAAAACTCAAGAAAGTTTAGAAGATAGTATCCTAATTAATGACAACTACGTACTGAAGACAGAAATGAAAGGTCTAATCATTCGTGATTTGGCAGATCTATCAATGAAGTGTTCATCTAACCCACCTTCACAAATTTATGAAGTGCTAACTAATACCATTTGGGGTATGGGCTTAGATCCTGCATTAATTGATCTCGATAGCTTCCGTACAACAGCACAGTACTGTAAAGATATGGAATATTATAGTAATGGTAATATGTCTTATAATGATACATATAAACAAACTATCGAAGCAATCATGCAATCATTTGGTGGTTATCTCTATATTCATGCAGGAAAAATACATTGTGGTGCCGAACGTAAATCACTATCACTATATACATTCAATGAATCAAATATAATTGGTGATGTAAAAATTACTTCAAGTGGGTTTTCCGATTACTGCAACGTAATTGATGCGAAATATACCGCCGTGGGTAATAACTATGGTGATGATGTAGTACGTTTTCCATCCGATATCACAAACAATGCAGTAATTGCAACTGATGGTCGCGTAATTGCCAAATCACTTGATTTCTCGTGGATTTATAGTAAAGAGCAATTAGCAACATTTGCCAACCGTGAATTACTTAAAATGCGTTACGGTACTAATACAGTAACTTTCACTACTTCCGAAGCATGGGATTTAAAAGTATTCGATTGTATTACTATTGTACTTGATGAACCAAATATCAATGATAAGTACAGAATCGTTTCTAAAGAAATTAGTACATCGCAAGATTCACTAGGTCTAATTACTATTACGGCAGCTACTACAAATGATGGCGTATATGATGGTAAAGATCCGCGGTGTATGGACACCAGATGGTAGTATTCTTAATGTACTTGGTGTTAAGCCACCTTCAAATCTAGTAATTAACCGCTTAGGCAATATCACTAGTGGTAACGTAGTAGAAATGTCATGGACCGCTTCACCAGATCCATATTTGCGTGGTTATTATGTGTACTATCGAAAAACTGGTACTACAAACTGGACAATGGCAGGGCAAGTTCCCGTAGGTCAAACTAACTACCAACTATATAGTTTAGATCCAAATCAAACTTATGATTTTCGGCGTAGCTGCATATAATAACTTGGGATTTGTCAGTACTAAAGTAACTGAAAACGGTTTAACCCCGGGGTATAACTTTGCATTACCTGCAATTACTGGTTTACGTCTAACTAATGCGACAGCAGGACTTTATGAAACAGATAGTGGTGATTTTAATATTGCATGGGATAACCAGAAGAATCTAGTAGTTAAGGGTAGACCATTCCGCGATTACTTTAAAACATATATTATTAATGTGTATGATGACACTACATTAGTTAAAACTTACTATACACAAGATACTTCATTTAATTACTCATTTGCAATTAATGAAACTAAGATTCGTAAACCTACAATTGGTGTAATTGCTCAAGGCTTTACCAGTGGTACATTCTCTGAAGAAGTTAAAATAACAGTTGAGAACAAGCAATGTCGTATGCCAGAAAACGTAGGTGCTACAGGTGGTTTTGGTAATATCTTCGTTTCGTGGAAACAATCTACCGAACGTGATTATGCAGGTGCAGTTATTCAAGTATCAAGTGCTGTTAATAATCAAACTTTCATTTCTAATAAACCAGAATTTGATAGTTTTGCATTATCCGATGGTGAATATAAAGTTAAAGTTGGATTCTATGATATTTTCGGTGTAGACAATATTAATTATAGTCCAGAGTTTACAGTATCACTTAATAGTAAGTACGTTTTCACTGAAGAAGATGCAAATGAAATTAATGATGTACTAAATCTAGATAGTCGTTTATCCAATACATTGACTAATGCAGTTAATACGGCAAATGGTTACACCGATACTCAAGTAACTAAAATCGAGAAAAAGATCGACGATGAAGTAAGTGCAAGTATTACTACGTTGAATACTCAAATGGCAGATTTAGATAGTTCACTATCACAAAAAATCGAAGCCGTAGAAAGTACAGCAAATGATAATAAAGCAAATATCACATCATTAACGCAAACTGTAACTAATAACGAGCAAGCAACAGCTACCAGTATTAATCAGTTGAAGGCTGAAAGTGATAGTAACTTTTCAGTAGTAAGTCAGGAACTAGCAGCTAAAGCAAGTAAGAGTGAAGTAAACGCCTCATATACATTATCAGTCAATAGTAACGGTACTGTAGCTGGTTTTAAATTAATTGCAGGTGGTACGAATAACAATTCAAGTATCTACTTTGCTGCGAATAAATTCGTAATCGCGGGTACTGATACTGCTACTACAGGCGGTAGTGCACCATTTACTATCGTTAACGGTACTACATATTTGAAAACGGCTATGATTCAGGCCGCAAGTATCCGGTACTGCCTATATTGCAGATTCGGCGATCACCAATGCAAAAATAGCCAATGCTAGTGTAAATGCTGCAAAAATAGCAGATGCAACTATTACTACTGCAAAGATTGGCGATGCACAAATCACTACTGCAAAAATAGCTAACACTATTCAAAGTAATAACTATTCAAGTGGTAGTGCTGGATGGCAAATTAATAGATCACGGCTCGGCACAGTTTAACGACGTTACAGTACGTGGTGCGGTCTATGCATCTAGTGGTTCATTTAAAGGTACTGTAGAGGCTTCTAGCTTCATTGGTGACGTAGTAAACATGGGTACAGGTAATGCATGGTCTGGTTCTACAGCTGTGAATAACTGGACGGGTACACAGACCATCACTTATAAAGATGCTGGTAGCTTAACCAATAATAAAACTGTTTCATTGTTTTTATCTGGCTTTGTATCATTCCAGACTTCTACCAGTGTTAAAATTGCAACAGTTACAGTTGTATGTAATGGACAAACTATTACACGTAACTACTATAACTCTTCAAATACAGCACTAGAATTCTTTGATATGTTTACATTTAAGGGTGTTACAGCTAACAGTGTAGCGGCGAAAGTAACAGTTACTTTAGGTAGTTTATTGTCAAAATATGAAGTACGTGCACCAGTTATGCTAATTACTCGCGGTACTGGCACATTCTCAGTTTCCTAAATAATAATGCGGTAAAATATCACCGCATATTATTATAATAAATTAAATAAGGATGTGTGTATGGATCTGACATTAGTCGGTGTATTCGCTACGTTGTTTACATTTATGGTACGTTATGCCGTAATTAAACGACGAGAAGCGGTACAGCTAGAAAGTCGTATCAAGCAGTTAGAAGTGAAGTTAGAAGCATTAGAAGCACGTACAGAAATGTTAGAAGATGATGTAAATGAGTTGATGAGAATTCATAATGAATTAACAGATATCAAGTCAGATTTAAAGCGTGTTCTAAATGTAGTATCGAAGTAATAAAAAAGGGAAACCATCTTCGGCTTCCCTTTCTTTTTTATTTGTTTTTTAAATCTTTGATCATTGCATCTACTCGATTAGGTGTCTGACCGATACCATAGACTATCTTTACATTGTTTAATTGCGTCAGCGTAATTCTTATCTTCAAGTGCTTTGATCATCTTCTTAAACTTCTTAACTCCTGCTAATCCTAACTGGAATACCATAATGATTAGAAATTCATTCCAATCAGACGGGAGATCAATCTTAAGTGATTTTACGCCTTTTTGTGCAATGGCAATATCTGCCTGTAATAACTTATCAGCCTGTAGTTCATCAATACCATTGGGGAAAGATTCACCACTTTTGAGTAAGTGACCATAACCAATTGTGGGATAACCTAGATGGTCTTTGTATACGTGGAAACGACCATAGCGGAATGTACCAATATGTGATTGATACTTTAAACTACCTTCATAATCTTTTAATTTTTGTTCTAATGTCATATAAATACCTTTGAATGTTAACTAATTATAAGGATATTTATCATGAAAGAATGGCAATTTAATAACCCCGATACATGGGAAGAATCAGATGTAGTATCTGGTGATTATAATTCATTTGTTTATATCATTCGTTTTGAAACAGGCGAGTCATATTTGCGGAATGAAAAATATATATAAGAATCTCAAAGATATTAAGAAAATCAAAAACAGTACTAAAGAAAGTGATTGGAGATCCTATACATCCTCATCTAAGACAGTAAATGATATGATTGATTGCGGTGTCGAGTATGAAAAATATATATTATGGTGTTTTGAAACTACTAACGAAGCGGCAATAATCGAAAGTGCATTAATATACATTTTTGGACTTAAACCAGACAATTTAAACAAAGCGGTAATGAGTAAAACGAGACTACCTAAAGATGGGCGTAAACTATTCAAAACATTACAATACTTGATAGAGGAATTATCATGAAAAATAAAGTCAATTTTAAAGTTGAAAATATACAAGGTGCTAAAAAGTACATTAATGATGAAAGTAAGAACTACTACAATCAATTCCGTGATGAAGTATGGCAACGTATGAAACAGGCCGCTAAACAGATTCAGGATGAGATTAACGCCAGTGCAGCAGGTGGTGTAGTACCATTTACTAATAACGCCTTTGTGACATTCTTTAAACGTACCAGTACTGGTATTAGTGTTACTATCCAGTTAAAAGATAATCGCCGTGATGCTGGTTATATGTATAGTGCATTAGTTAAAGATACTCCCTATGATGGATTCATCCCCACCAGTAACGCAAAGTTGACAAAGCAAGGTAACATTAGTGGATTCCGTGCCAATCTAAAAAGTGGTAAATATAAGGTAGTGGAAAGCGGCGGTGTGAAACGTGTAATTGATACTCGTAAAACGGGTAAAGTACATGATGAACGTGTTATTGCAACTAAAGAAGTTAAAGATCGTAAGATTGTTTATAACTTCTATAAAGAAGCCGATAAGAAACTATTTAATATTATTAATGACATTAAAGGATCATTTAATATAAGGAAAAACAAATGAACAATTATGAACAGCCACACTATGAACAAGACAAAGTAGCACAAATTACACTCGGTACTGATACCCCGTTTTATAATAGTCTTCCATATAATAGAAGTTATATTACTAATAAAATTATCAAAAAAGAAATTAAACAAAATAAAGATCTTCAATCATTTATGACCGTTGGATTTTTCGATGATAAGGGATATAAGACACAAGATACTACTACCTGGTCGTTAGGTTTGCTTACTATTGATATAGTAGTAGTTAATAAGTGTAAGGCATTCATTAAAGGTAAAAATGTTTGGATTTATACTATTGGTTTTAAAGAATAAGGATGTGTATATGTTTAGTATGTTAAAAGTTGTGCTAGTACAAAGTCTTCAATACTTCATAACTAAAAAAATTGATGAAGCAACCGATAATAAAAAAGATAAGGATAAAAAAGATGAAAAAGATGAAAAAGATGATAGAGCTAACTAA